TAAAGTGAGTTAGGAATTAAATCTACTACTTCTTGCATTTTATCAATGATGTTAGTAGAAGTTAAAGCAACTGCACCAGCTACATCTAAAACTGTTGCATCAGCAGCAGCAAGAGTTTCTAATCCGTCATATTCTCCAGCTTGAGCGCCACCTAAATTTCCAGTCCAGATATTAGTTTCGTTAGCAGCAGCTACTTTAGATGCTACGTGACCAACTAAATAATCAGCGAATGATGTTGGTAATCCATCAGGGTTAAGCGCTGAATATCCCATCTGAATACTTTCCCAAGTGTTGATAAAATCAGACTTACATAATTGTAAGTTTACTTGGAATTCTTCTGGTTGAATAACTACTTCAGTTAAATCTACGTTAGAAGAAGCAGAAAAATCACAAGTTCCATCTGCGATTAAATTTCCAGTTTCAATTCTTTGGATAACTGATTTAAATTTAACGTTTGGCATAACTTCTACACCACCGTCTTCGATTGTACTCGAGCTTAATAAAGCAGCTGAGATGTACTTTCCAGCAAATTCTCCAGCATAAGTTGAAGTAATGTTTACTGTAGTCGCAAGGTCTATTCTATTTGACATAATTTTAATTTTTTGGTTTTTAGTTTTTAAATAATTTAGCAAATACTCTATCTTGAGTACTCATTGGTTTGTTTTGAGAGTAAAGGTGCATTTCTACTTCTCCTTTAGCCTCAGGATTGTGTTTTAAAGGTTTTACCTCTTCAGAAAGTTCAACTTCAGTATTTTCTACTTTATCAGTAGATAAATCTTCAGCTTTTACTTCCCCTTTTAATTTAGATATTGCATCTTCAAGGTTAAGGATTCTTTCTTCCATTCCTTTATAATCCTCAACTGATACATATCTACTAGGGTCGAACTCAGCAAGTTCTTGCTCTTCAGATTCAGTAGATAATTCTTCTTCTTCAGAAACTTCTACTTCTTCTTCTACGTCTACCTCTTCTTTGATTTCAGCAATAACTCCATCTTCTTCAACAATAAGGATCATCCCATCGTCTAAAAGATACTCGCCTGCTGGCACTGCAATACGTTCATCATCTTCAGAAATAATAAAGACTTCTCTACCTGATTCAAAAGCATCTGCTTCAAATCTAGTACCATTCTCTAATAATCTTTCTTCCAACTGAACTTCTAGACCTAATAAGGTTTTCACCTTGTCTAGCGTGTCTTTTGCGTTCATAAAAATTGGTTTTAATTAGTAATATTTATTTAAAAACACTATTGTTTATTTAGTGTTGTAAATTCGTTTATGCTTTTTTCTGAATTATAAACCATTCTGTTCCATCAGACCATACTTGTATGCCTTCAAATGCTTTGTTTATTACATAAGCAGCAGTACTACCATCTAATTCATCGCCACCAATTGGAGTTAATTCCACTCTTGTTGCAGTTGCAAATCCACCATTAGATATAAATCTCATTACTCTGTTTACATTGCTTGCAGCACTTGGTAAATTTAATGTCATTGTACCATTGCCACCAGTCCAAGTAAGTCTAATTAATTCGCTTGTTGCATAAGAAGAATCTGAAAGGTTTACAGTTTGTCCATCTGACACAGTAACAGAAGTTGGAACAATATAATTTACTATGTGTTGTACTGTTGATTGTTTAGTTGTGTTGCTTTGTACTACTACAAAAGCTTCATCGCCTTGTAATGCTGTTGATACTGGTAATTGTGATATTTTTAAATTTGCCATTATGTTATTATGTTAGAATTATCTTCTTGTAAAATTAAACTCTCATTTTCTTGTGCTAAATATTGTGTTGTTACAGTCTGACCTACTAATGATCCTATTCCTTGATTTATTGTTTTTCCTTTACAACATTTTCTGGAATATGTTTGTCCATCATCACACAAGCAAGCTCTTGAGCTGTCCTTAGGACTTGTTGTTTTTAAATTATATCGACTCATTTACAATATCTATAATTTGGTTTAATAATTTTTCATCTTCAGTTAATTGATCTTTTTGTTTGTCTTGAGGTCTGTTTAGTTTATCTGCAAAGTAGCCTTCTATACTAAAGCCTTTTACTTTACCTTCTTTAACGTAGTCATTCCAAACTTCATCATTATCAACTTTCATGCTTATCATCCATGTTCCTATAGGCATATCCAAGCCATATTTTCTAGACTTATCCATTTGCTCATCTTCTACTAACCAAGATTCTACAACAGTCATGCCTTCTAGCTTTTGCTCTGCGTGTTCTAAGGTTGCTTTGCTTTGATTACCTTTCTTTAAAAACATTTGTGATGCTTTAGCTACTGTGTCTTTAGAAAAGTAAATGTAAAACTCTTGTTCACCGTTTTTTCTGTATATAGGTTTGTCAGGTATTAAAGCAGCTCCCATTAATATCCTTTTTTCTTTTGATACTTCTGCAAGTCTAACTTGATCCTGTTTTTTAAGTGCAATAAAATCTTCTTCTATAGCTGGGTTTTCAACCACAGATACAGCATCTATTCCACTTAACTCCTCATTTTCGTCTATTATTAATTCAATTATATCCATTTGTGTCCTTTTATTTAAAACCCCTTTTTTAATGTTTTGTTATTATCCTAGTGTTGATCCTGATATTATATTATTTTGTAAACTTTGTGCAGTTGTTACATCTTGACTAACTACAAAAGCCTGTACTGGTGGTTGGTTACCTAATGCACTAGCTATCTGATTAGTACCTGATGTTCCAAATATATCAAAGTCAGGCTGCTCCATTTCTGCTGCTCCTCCTCCTGTTCCTCCAACTGCTGGAAGAGATACATCTGGACTAGCGCCACCACCACCAAGACCTCCTGATACTGTTGCGACTTGCTTTTTACTTTGGTTTATACTTTTAACAATTCCTATTGCTTGCATTGCAAACATCGCTATTGGTATTAAGTTAAACGGAGGTGGTAAACTAGAAGCTGCTTTAGATTGTCCTTTTGCTATTTCAGTTCCAGATTCAGCAGCATTTAGATTAGCATTTGTTATAGCTTTTTTAGCGTTCATTACAACTTCTTTAAGTGCAAGAGCTTGTTTTGCAATAAACAATGCTTTTCCAATTTTAGATTCTCTACCAGCTGTTTCTATTGCCATATTTAAACCATCGCTTAACATTTTCTTTTTATCTGCCTCTAGTTTTTTCTTTCTCTGAGCTTCTTCAAGGTCTGATGCCTCTATTATTTTATTTATTTTATTATTATAAAAAGCTTTAATTTCTGCTTTAGCATCCTCATGCGCATCGAGATCGACTAATTCTTGTAGTTCTTTATCTCTTTGAGCTTCTAATTTTGCTATTTCATCTTCCTCTAATGCATCTAACTTAGCCTGTACTTTTTCTTCTTTTTCTGCTTCTAATGCTTTTTCTTTATCATCGTAAAATTTGTTTACGCCTTCTAATAATTTTAATTTCTCATCTTCAGTTGCAACGGAAGCATTTATTTCTTCTATTGCTCTTTTTCTCTCTAGATCTAATTTTTCAGCTGCTGTTTTAGCGTCAAAGTCTTCCTGACTCTTTTTATACTTTTCCCTAAGTTTTTTAACTTTTTCTAGTCTATCTTTTTCTAATTTTACAGATTCTTCATCTGTTTCTTTTTGCTCCTCTATTAGTTGATCGTTAGCAAGCTCTAATGCTTTTAATTTTTTTTCTCTTTCTTTACCTTCCTCTGATTCTTGGAATCTAGCAAAGAAACCTTTTCTTTCTGTATCTTCATCTTCAAAACTTTCCATTACATCAGCTAATTGCTGATTAGCTTCTTTTAATAAATCCTTAGCCTTACGGATATTTTTTCTTGCTTTCTTTTCATCAATAGCTTCTCCTATTATAGGAATCTTAGCAATTTCTAACAAAGCCTGATTTGCAAATTGCTTAATATATCCACTTAAAGTATTAAATAAAGCACCTGCTACCCCTATAGTTATTTTAGAATTTCTATCTATTGTTGATACTAATTCAGTCCAAGCAAAATTTAAAAATGATACTGATTTTGTTGCAACATTTAAATATCCAGTTAGAAACTGAATAGCTTTTCGCATTATAGTAGTTAAAAAACCAGCGCCATCCTCTAGAGTTAATAAATAACCTTCCCAAGTAGAATTTAGTATAGTTAAATCTCCAGCAACATTATCTAATTGTATTTCTGCTAATTCTTTTGATGCTCCTTCTGCTGCTAACAGAGATTCAGTTAATCCATTTATTGCATCAGGTCCTTTTTCTGCTAAAGCAAGTAATGCTTTACCACCTTGTTTGCCTGCCAATTCAAAGGCAAGATTTGAACCTTTACCAGCTTCAGCAACTTTATTTAAGGCTTCTTCTAATGGAATACTTTTTTTATTTAATTCTATAAATGCTGCTGCTAAACCTGTTCCTGCTCTACCTCCTTTGACCCCAGTATCAGCTAAAATACCTAATAAAGCCGTAGTTTCTTCTAGTGAATAACCCATTGCATTAGCAACAGGAGCAACATTTTTCATTGATTCTCTAAGAGAATTAAAGTCTAAACCAGATTTTGAAGTCGATAAAGCTAAATTATCAACAACTCTTTGTGTATCTTCAGTAGTTAAACCAAAGGAAGCTACAGTAGCTCCAGCAAATGCTGCTGCATCACCTAGATCAACATTTAATGCTGCTGCAAAATCCAAAGTTGCACCTGTTGCATTTAGGATGTCATCTGTTGTAAATCCAATTTTTGCTAAATTAGTTTGTAATTCTAGAACCTCTGAAGCTGTAAAAGCAGTAGATGCTCCTAATTTTTTAGCTTGAAGCGTTAATGCCTCCATGTCTTCCGTTAATACTTCTACACTTTCAATACTACCAGATAAAATAGCTTTTAAGTTAGATTGACTTTTTCCAAATGCTATTGAGTTTTTAGCTGCTTTAGATAAAACTCCTACTAATGCACCTACTGCTACTATTAAAGCTCCAACACCTGTTGTTATTAATGCACCTTTTAAAGCTGTTAACATAGGGATAAGCCTTCCAACTGATCCTCCAAACATTTGAAAAGCAGCCGCTCCTGAAGTTCCAGCAGTTGTTGCAGCTGTGCCTGTTTGTTTTATATCTTTATTTAACCCCTTAACATTTGATGAGGCTTTTTTTGTGTCAGTGGTTATATTTATTACTACTTCTTCTCTTGCCATTAGTTTTTAATTCTTGTTTGCCATTTAATACTTCTTTTAATCTGCTCGTAGCCTTCTTTTAATGTTTCAGGCATTTTGTATTTTCCTTTTGCGATTTCTATGTTTTCTGTACATCCATAAAAATCATTTGATTTTAATAATTTAAATAATATCATATCTTTATGTTAATACTGACGCTGTATAATCCGTCTGCTTAGTTAATAATTCTAGATCGCTTTCCTGTGTTGTTAGATTTGTCTTTATGCTATTTATATAATACTGTTGTCCGTTTATTATAAATGTATCATTTAGGTTATAGTTTAGTAATATATTCATTGGCAACATAGCCTTGAATTTTACAATTCTAGATTGCTGTTCAAAAGATTGAATAATATATTGAGAATAAAACCTACTAAATAAACTATTTTGGTTTACTTCATTAGTGTACTCATCTACCTCTATTCCAAAATTTAAAGTATGATTTCCATCTGCACTAACATTTGCTGGAGCGTTATACTGAGTGTATTGCTGTGATAATATAGGATATGCTGTTGTGTCTACATTTCTGTTAAAAAAGAAATAAGGCTTACCTAAAGTAGTCTTAGCAGGGTTTTCTCCGTTTACCCACCAAGCATAAACTATACCAGTAATGTTTCTAGTTCCGTCTTCTACTATATTTATTAAACTTTCTCTTTGTGCTGGTACTTTTAAATTAAATGTTTCTCCTTCATATTTCTCAGGTGCTGAATATCTTAGATTCCCCATCTGAATTACATTTTTATTTATAAACCTTAGACTAGGTTGAGTTACTGCATTTTCGTACATAAAATTAATCCTAGAAAAAGGAATGTTTCTATCTACTGTGTTTTTGTCTATTTTAATATTTCTAGATATATCATAAGAATTACCTAGAGTCATATAATCATCTAATGTCTGTATATATATTTTACTAGATCCTCTTAGCGTGTATGCAGTAAGATTAAAAGTTTTTAATATAGTTGTAAGGTAATCCATTACTTTCATCTTAGGAACATAGTTCTGAATCCAAATATCAGGAAACATAGTTACTGGGAAATTAGGAGTTCCAACAGATGTGTAATTTGCTATCCAAGTAGGCTGTACTGCTGAGGTTATTGTCATACCTACAGTTAATCCACCTACCCAACTTTTTTGTGTTGTTGTGTCTGTTCTAAATTCTAAATCATAAGTTCTGCTTTCTAGAGTTCCAGATGTTAATTCTCTAATTATAAGAGTATCATTAACACCATTAATACTTTCTTGATCAGTAAAAGCAAATAATATTTCTCCTGTTATCTTGTCAACTACTTTTAAGTTATATAGAAAATCTGCTGTATTGTTTCTTAGTATTATTCTAAAAGAAAATGATTCTCCTTTTAAAATTGTAAACTGTCCATTAGCAGAAATGAAATTAGAAGGAATACCAGTACCACTAGAATAAGTATAATAGTCAGTACCTGCGTTCCATTTAGCTCCGTAAAAATCATAATTAATTCCAAACACTGGAGGATCTTCCTCAGGTTGTGTTACAGTTGTTGCTTCTCTATGTAGCCATAAATATAATTCATCAAATACATCTGATGCAAAAAATGATTTTATAGTTTTACCATTTATTACCTCATCAGCCATATTAAACTCTATTCCGTAATGTGTTCTTATAGCATCTATTATTAATCTTGCTTTTATAGCTGGCTTTAAATTATCTCTTACACCTAAAGGAGTTCCTGAAAGTGGAGTAAAAAAACTAGCTGAATGTAAATTAGAATATGTTATAGTGTCTGTAGAATCATAACCATAATATTCATTTACACTAATTAAAGGTAAAGTTATATTTCTATTAGATGGAGCAGTAGAAACAACACCATCTGATTGTAAACCAAACTGAAAAGCGTTTTGCATGTTAGGACTATTTCTACTAAAATCATAAGTAGATAAAGGCTCTAATGCATTTAATTCATCCTCTCCAAATATTTCTTTTATAGATACTGTATCAGAATAAAAAACTATTTTATAAGACTTAGCTTTATTGTTCTCCATATCTACAGAGTTTAAAACTATTTGCCCTGTTCTAAAATCAGATCCGTTCATTTTTATTAATGCGCTTACTCTAAATCTAGCATCAAATCCGTCTATTATATCGTTGTTGTAGAAGTGCTTAAAAATTTTATTGTTAGTCGAGGATGCTGGCAATGTAAATTGTTGCGTAAAAGGGCTAAAAACCTTACTGATGTCCTTAATATTTTGTATTGAGTCAGTCAAGGTTATAGATTCATCCTTAAATAAATCTACTCTAACATTATTTATATATAATTCTACTACTTGCATTTATCTTATATTGTTTATTGTATCAAAAGCAAATTCAACTCCAATAGTGTAATTAATTAAACTATCTGTAAGGCTATTTTTATAGCTAATATTTTTATTACTTATAGTTACCCCTAATGTTTTACCATTGTATTCAATCCAAACTTTCTCACTTAAAAATAGTTGTCTAAATACTTCGTTGTTACTTTCTGGATAATAACCACTATTAAGAGATAATTTCTGATTACCATTTTTAGTTAGTAGTTTAACTTGTGGATCATAAGTATTATAAGTTCCGTTTGTTAGTATGTTCGATTTATATTTATCCTCATTAGTTGACATTGATAGTCTAGAGTTTTTAAAGAACCAGATATCCTGATAAACTCCAAATTTATTTATAAAAGTTAATTTATAAGGTGTGTATTTACATTCTTGTATATTTTGTATTCTTAAAACTGTAATGCCATCTACACCATCTATTATAACCTCATCAACAGGATATATAGTTTCGTTTCTTAAAAAGTTTTGTATGCAAGCATTGTCTTCAAACGTTCCTCCTGAAGCCTCTACTCTTTCTCTATAATCATCTACATCTGCTGAGGCTGTACTTACATAAGCAATTTGATCTTGAATCTTTGCGCTTGATGCTGGAGTCCAAGAATATATTTGTTGGTTGTTATAAAAGAAAGCAACTGAATTAGTGTTCTCGTTATCTACAGGAACTTTTAAAGAATTATCATCAGGCTTTAATATTGTTGTGTTAGATTGTAAGTAACCTTGTAATAGTTGAGGATTAGCACCATCTTCAAAATAACCATAACCATAAAATGCTCTTACGCCTAATGTATCAACAGGAGTTTGAGCCACTGAAGAAATATATTCTGTAATTCTATAATCTACATAAACAGTTGTATAATCATCTGTTGCTGTTATTAGGTTAGGGTATGTTCCATTAAATGCTGCTGGTATATAGTCCTTTATTAATTCTGCTATTTCAAAGTTTACTTTTTCGTCTATAGCAGTTGAGGATAGTTTATATTGTGGACTGCTTTGCCATGAAGTATTTACACCACCTATATAGATTTGTATTTCTATCTCAGCGCTAGTTAAATTCGTAGTTGATAGGTTTACGAAATATGGACTTCTTACATTAATTTTAGCCATTGTTATTTAGTATTTTTATTTTCTTGTTTTATATCTTGTGCTATGTCTTTAGCTATTGCTTGTGATATCTTTTTGTCTAAACCTACATAAGAAGTTCTAAACGCTTTAGTCATGAACATAGTTGGTTTTATTCCTTTTTCTTTTATTGATCTAGCTAAAATAAATCCTATTGATTTATAATTACCTTTTTGGAATTTACCCTTTTCGTCTCTTAATCTTATTCTTTTGGATTTTGCCCATTTAGCAAATATCCCTGTGTTGTATTCTAACCCTATAACACCTGAGGTGCTTTTATATTTATAAGGTGAGTTTCTAGCTGTTACATAACTGCTCTTAGTTCCATGTACACCCTGATCAACATACAAACCATATTGATCCATTTCAACCTCTACTTCAAAACCTCTACTTATTTTATTAAGAGATGATTTAATACTTTTGTATAAATCCCCTGATACATTGTGTTTGCCTCTAGTTAAATTATACCTAGATAGCCTTACAACCTTTTTACCAAAGTCTCTTAGCTCTTCTTGTAGATGTTTATATTTTAACATATAGTCATGTCGTTAGGAATTTCAACTGTAAAGCTAACTGACCATCCTGCTAACTTATTATCAAATCTATCAACAAAAGGCTCTAGTGTTGGTTGTGATCCTTCTGATATTTGATATAGATCAGAATATAGATCTCCTCTTCTTAGTAACTCTAGTAATCTATTTGCTACTGCTAACTGTGTGTTAAATACATCTTGCTCATTATTGTTACCTCTAAATTTTTCTGGATAACCTTGTACAAAATCTTTGCTTTCATTAACTAGATCCATGCATAATAAATTAACATTGAAGTTCCATACTCTTCCAACTAGTGTTGCACCTGTTATCATAAAATGGCTTAAAGGAAATATAGTTTGTTTATCTAGATCTACTTCAAAGATATCTCCATATGTAATAGTCTTTACATTGACATCTAGATTTAATGTGTCTTGTATTTTTTCTGTTAGGTTATAAAATCCTTGTAACATTTATTTTCTTTTTAATATTATTGTTTCTACTTCTCCTTTTTCTTTTTCAAATGCTAAATACATTAAACACTGGTGAAGTCTAAGTTTCGTGATTTGTTCAAATTTAGTAATGTCTCCTTGAGCAAGCGTATATAGTTCTGAGTAACTTCCCCATTTTTTTGCGAATCCTTTCCTAAGGTCTGGGAGTGCTTTCTCATCTTCTTCAAATCTATCTCCAAATAGTTCTGGGTATATATCAGCAAGTCCTTTATTAAAGTGTAAAAAAAAACACTAGCTCCTAATGCAATACTTAAAGGCATCTCTTTCATTCTCTCTGAATATACATGAGATCCTTGATAACTTTCTATTGTATATTTCTCTCCTATCTTTTTGTGTATTGGTCTGTAGAGGACAGCCATAGCTTTATGCATTTGCCCCCATTCAGTTAGGTAGGTTGTTATATCTTTGTTTTCTCCGTAAGTAATCTCATCTAGGTTTGGTATAAAACCATATGTAACACCATCTAAATTAAATGTTCTTACTAAAGGAGTTTCTTCATTAAACAGTTTCTTAGATTGTTCTACTAAGAATTCAAAGTCATCTTGCTTAATATGTTTGATGTGTTGTCTATCAATATCTAATAAGCATTTTAAGCTATCCTCTTCAGTTGGATTCTCTTTTGTTATGTAAGCTTGATATTTATGTAGAGGAATATCTCTTAATGATTGAGGAACTTTAAATTTTAACTCCATGTAAAAGCATTTATTTAAAAACAAAAAAAGGACTACTTTGTATAAAGCAACCCTCTTTTCTAAACTAACAAATTAAAAAACTATCTTAATGTTTCATATAAGTATAAGTACAATTGACTAATCTTATCTGCTAACTTTTTATCTTGTCTGTATATTTCTTTACCTGTTTGTATTTTACCCTCTCTATGTATTTCTAATTTAACATCTGGTCTTCTTGTTCTTGTTAGTGGTTTAACTATTACCTTAATGTTATTCTTAAAACACCAGCTCATAGCTATCTGTGTTCTTCTATCTATCAAATTAATTTAGTTGAAACTATTGCAGCAATACTAATTATAATTAAACTAATAAAAAAAAGTTTACTGTTAAATGATTCTACTGCTTGCATGTCTTCAAGTTCTGTTTTAAGTATAAATACTATTCTTTCTGTTACATCTAATTTTTCCTCTGGTTGTAATAGTGTATAACCTTTATTGTATCTAGCTATAGATATGTTTTCTCTGATCCTGTTAAGTGTGTCTCTTTTCATAATTAAAATATTAAGTTGTGTATAATAGATTCTAATGATAAGAATAATACTGTTCCTATTAATAATATAAATGAGAACAAAGCTAGTGTTAAGTAATGTTTTAGTTTTTTCATTGTTTTGTTTATATTAATTTAGTATGTTTTAAATTTCCTTCTGTTGCTATCATTAATTCAGTTCCTTTACAAGCACAAGACAATAAAGTTGTAAATGTATCAGCACCCCATTGTATAGGTTCGTGTTTAATTCTTACCCCTATATGTTCAGCATCTTCATATATATCAGTTATAACACCAGTTACTGTTTTACCTAAATTCATACAGCTAACCTTTTTACCTATTAATGATTTATTTATTTCAGTTGATTTCATTTTGTTTTGTTTTAGTTGTTATTGTTTTACAATGTAAATATATAACTATTTATTTAATTAACAAAATTATTAATAACTTTTTTTAAATTATTTTTAATATATGTAGTATTTACCCTTATTAGGGTTTTCTAATTGTGAAGTTAATGCATACCTCATCGCATCAATACAATGATTAAAAGCGTCTAAAGGTTTGTTAAGTGTGTTACCCTCTCTGTCTTTTAACCAAACATAATTCTGTAGTTCATGAATTAGATTAGAGCTTCTAGGTGTAATGTATATTTCATTTTGGTTGATGAGGTTTATACCATATACTATTGAGTCTTTACCTTTCTTTACTGGCAGGATCATATGACCATAGCTAGATAGTTCTGCTATTGATTTAGGTTCTGCTGAATCTGCATATACAAGTTCTTTAACTTCATATGTCTTTAGTAAGTTACTTATCTGACTATTAAGCAATCCCTTTTGATAGATCACCTCATCAAAGATATAAGCATTGTTATATTTATAAAGAGCTATTAATGTTGAGGGATCATTTGTATAACCAAAATCCATGCCATAACAAAGTAGTCTAGCCTCTTTAGGTAAAACCATTTCACTCCAGTCTTTAATACAAGCACCCTCTAAACTTCCTATCTCTCCTAGTCCATATACATTCCACCAGTTCTTCCAATAGTTGCTCTTATGTGCTTTGTATTTAGCTTTCTCTATATCTTTGACTATTGTGTCTGGCAATGCTTCATTGTCTAAGTAAGTTAGCTTTAAGAAGTCTGAGTCTTTATTGTTCTTTATTTCTGTATGCGCCCAGAATGATGAGGTTGGGTTAAAGTCAATCCATATATCACCAGATGTTCTTATTGCTAATTGGTTGTATGCATCAAAGGGTATATTGTTAGCTTCGTTAAC